TCGGCATTGCCCCAAACCTTGGCATTGCCCCAAACCTTGGCATTGCCGCAAACCTCGGCATTGCCCCAAACCTCGGCATCACCGCAAACCTTGGCATTGCCCCAAACCTTGGCATCACCGCAAACCTCGGCATTGCCCCAAACCCAAGCCTTTCCGTCATGGGAAAGATTTTCTTCTTTCTCAATCCAACCGCCAAGGTCACCGACTTTGACAAGACCAAATTCCGCTACCGCTCTGATTCTGTGAAGTGTAGCTATTCTAAAAAGTAAACTTATTGTCTTGGTTTCTCCTGTAAATTCAAATTTTTTCATGTTATTAAACCTCACTTTCTAAAAATGCAACTGCTCTATTGTAGTTACGTTCAATCATTTTAAGTTCTTCTTTTCCACGTTTTTCTAAATCACACACCGCTTGATAAATTTCATCATCCCTGAAAGCGGTAACCTCATTTGTAATAAGATTTGTAATCACACTTGGTTCAAGTGCATCAAGTTCCCATGATTCATCACCGTATTCATCAATGTATTTTCCACATCGTGAATCAGAAAGTTTTGCCGGATTCGGTGGTGGGTTGTATGTTTCAATCTGATTCATTGTCAAGGCAACCCTTTTTACATACACATCAGCCCCAAACATTGTTAATCGTTCTTGTATATCCCTTGTCATATCAATACCGCTTGGGTCGTGATCTCCAAGATGTATAATATAACGATTATCTCTGTAACTCTGATCTATAAATCGTTGTGCTGCTGACCACATTTCTGACTGTGATGTATAACCTCTACATGAAAAATAAGGTGTATCAAGTGGTATACAAGCCTGACCGACAATATCAACAAGTGCATCTTTTTCAACCCATACTTCGACATAGTTTGGTTGACCATCCCATTTATTCAGCAGATAACTGTATCTTGCTGATGCAATAACATCTTCCGGTTTGTCCCAATGACTGTTTCCTCTTAAGTTTCTCGTTCTGTCAACAATGCTGTACCAGTCAATCAAACCTGCCAGTCTACCATCATTGATAAGATTGCCTATATTTTTATAACTTCTTTCATTGTTCGGTATATAACCACGTGCAACCAACTGATAGTAAGTCTGTCTAAGTGTCAACTCATAGCCCTGATTTTTATATTCATTGATTACCTGATTTACCAAGTTAATCAATTCAAGGCTTTTACCTCTGAAATTGATTTCTTTATACTGAATTTTTGGCATTACACTTTGACCCCCTCTATCTCTGCAAAACGTTTTGCGTTGATGAAGTACACCCATCTGTTATCAGATGTATGAATACCGTAGCCCCAAGGGAAAACCCCTTGCTGTAACCCCTTACGAACTGTGTTGTGGTTCATTTGTAATAACTTCGCAGCCTTTTCCACATCTAACCGGGGAATTACCCCATTTCTTAATTCAGCAGTTGGAAGTACAACCACCTGTTCATCAGATTTTGAAAAGTAATCTGATTCAAGTCCAAGTGCTACTGCAATAGCACTCTGAACATCTTCTGACGGTATCTGTTTACCTGAAAGGTACTGACTGACAGAACCTTTACTTTTTCCAGTCATACCGCACACCTGACGCTGATTCAGGTGTAATTCTTGCATAGCCTGTTTTAACTTTTCACTGAATGTCATTTTGCTTCACTCCTTTGTTAGTAGATAATTTATCTACTTTTTAAGCAAAAAAAATCTTGTTTGCTTCTTCATTCGTCAACTTCAAAAGTTCTTTCAACACTTTAATTTCAGACGCTTTGAACTCTGTTTCATTGTTGACTTTCTTCATCAATCCATAATAAGTTAAACCGCATTTTTCAGCTAAGAACTGTAACTTATAGCCGGATTCATCAATCTTCTGTCTTAACAGTGTTGTGTTTGTCATTACTTCTCACCACCTTCTGTTGTTGGGAATAGGCTTTTGTTGTACTGTCTGTGTATTCTGATACCGATTCTGTCACCCGGTAATTCCTTGCGGTCAACAATACTGTATTCCTGTTTCTTTGCTTCAATATCAGCAATGTAACGATCAAGTTCAGATGCAGAATCAAATTCAAGCATCAGATCAATACAACCTGCAATTACTTTCTTCATTTGCACAACCTTCCTTTCCGATCAGCAGCCCTTTTATAAATGTTGCCTGTTATGTGGTGGTTTTATTTTTCAGGGAATCACACACCAAGAAACCCTTATCAGATTTCACACTAAAACCTGTAAACTTGCTGTCCTACTATAGAATTTTTATAGCGTGTTTTTCTATGAACCGCTGAACAGTTTCACATTAAAACTGAACAAAACCTGTCAACCACTACATAACAGACAACACTTATAAAAGAACTGCTATCTTATTTTTGACCTACCATCATCAGTACCGGGCGGTCATTTCCGGTAGACGGTCATTACTGACCGTTTCGGCTTATATCTGTTTTCCACCCTTAAAGGTTGCTACTGTAAAATATCCGTCACTTATTCGTTCACGATATACACAAAAATCACCAGTAACGATTGCACGTTTTCCTGTCTTATCCATTACCATGTAGAAAATATCAGGGTGGTGCAAACTCATTTGTTCAGCTTCTTTCATTTTCTCTTCTACACTAATTTTCATTTATTTTACCCCTCTATTAAATCCCTGATCAATATAATAACTCTGATTTTTGAACACTTTTCTGATTCTTCATAATACAGAACTTCTTTTACTGAAATCAGTTCAACCTCATAACATTCGTTGTATTCTGCCATAAGAAAATCTTCTGTTGATCTGAATGAATCCACCTCACCACAAGTTGTATTTACCAGTCTAACGTTCACATATCTGTAATTTTTCTTAAGAAGTTCCTGAACAATGCCAAGTCTTAATTCAGCCATTGTCATTTTTCTGATCTTAATTTCTTCTTTCTTATAACCGTACTTCATTAAATTCATAGTCCAAATCCTTTCATTCCTTTGGTTTTACCTGCTGCAACAGGTTCTTTTATTCGTTCCCGGTCATCATGGATGGGGTGAGTAACCGGGAACGGATTCAAAAACAAAGTGCTGTGTCCTCTCGCTTGTTGATTCTTCCGTTTAACTGCTTCTTGTTTAAGGAGTAAAGTCACTATTGGCTAGTGCTGAAATGTTTTCTTCAATTAGTACAGTTCACTTTGCTTTCTTGTCCTACAGTTCCTACTTTCTTCAACTGTTTTGCCGGGTCATGTTTATTCTTCACACACTCTGTCTGATACATTTGTCAGCATAACTACCATGTTACTTGTGTGTAGCCCTATCGCTTCACCCGAGCTTTCCTGCTTTCTTTGTTTTTGAAGTAGATGTTTTATCTACTGACATCATAATACATGATGGTAGATAGAATGTCAACAGTTATTTTGAAAAAACTTGAAAAAAGTTGATATTTAATCTATTTCATGGTATTCTTTACTTATAAACAAGGAAAGGAAGGTAATCTTAATGAGTATAGGTCAACGTATAAAAAGTAGACGTGAAGAATTGGGAATGTCACAGGAAGATCTTGCACATCGGATTGGTTATAAAAGTAAATCATCCATAAATAAGATTGAACTTGACATACAGCAATTAAGACAATCTAAGATTAAGCAGATTGCAGATGCACTTGAAACTACGACAGATTATATTATGGGTTGGTCTGAAAAGAAAAATGATGAACCAAAAGAAAAGCATGATGTTACTGATCTTATTAAAAATCAATATGGTTCAGACGTGTATGAACTTGTTCAGTTATATTTAAAACTGAATGAAGCAGGTAAAAAGAAGATCATGGAAGAACTTCATGATACTGCTGCACTAGAAAAATACACCGAACCTGTAAAAAGGGATGCTCAAAAAATGGCATAATGTACCAAGTTTGGAAACATCAGGAAAATATTATAATTGTAGATTTTAGAAAGGATGGTTAATCATGGGATTTTTAAGAAGTACAAAAGGCTCTATCATTAGTGACTATTTCAAGTTACAGGAAGATATTGCAGGTTTTTCAAAAGGTTATATGTATGACGTTGCGTTGTATAATGATCATTTAGAAATTACCTCAATGCAGAAACGCAAGCTGTTACTTAATTATGATCAGATCACAGATGTGTTCTATGGTGGAAAGACTGAACTTATTCAAAAACCAAAGTCTGTGATTGGTAGGGCTGTAGTTGGTGGTGTAATATTTGGCGGTATTGGTGCAATAGTTGGTGCTACATCCGGTACAGGTACAAAGACAGAAAAGAAAACACACCTGTATTTCATCATCAGTTACACCAGTTCAGACGGTGAAGATAAATATATACAGTTTGAAGATACTAGAATGTACAAAGGTCTTAAGCTATCCAAAAAACTGAAAGAACTTGCACATATAGAATCAGCACCTACAGGTGACGTTCAGCTTTAACGGTTACGGTTGGTTACGGTTACACTTAAAATCTATATCTTATATATTTTACTTTTAAATACTTTATTTTTTTTATTCATATAAGCGTTATATAAAGAACTTGTAACGAACCGTAGACAAGTGTAACAGCCTTGTAAATCAAGGTAATATAACTGTAACCTAAACCGTAACTAAAGCGTAACCAAGTGTAACCAGTAAATAAAAGACCCCAACCGTTGCAGCGGTCAGGGTCAGGCAAAACCAAACCAAAGGAATGAAATGATTTGGACTATGCAAAACCATTATATCATTCATTCCTTAAGGTTTCAACGAAAGGAATGATTTCATGGGAAAAAGAAACCCCAACGGTTACGGATGTGTAACCAAGCTGAAAGGAAACAGGTCAAGACCTTGGTGTATAAAGGTCACTGTGTACGATGAAGAATCACATTCAAAACAAGTACCCATTGGGTACGCTGAAACAGAAGAAAAAGCAAATATACTGTTGGCAGAATATAACAACAACCCTTGGGATATTGACCGGGAAAAAATCACGCTTGCAGTTCTGTATCAGCGTTGGTCAAAAATCAAAATGCCTAAATTGGGGAAATCGAACCAACAATCATTAAGGGCAGCATTTAAGCACTGTTCAAAATACTACGGTGTAAAATATAGGTCAATGAAATCTTATCAGATGCAGGACTGCATTGATAACTGCGGTTGTGCTTACAGTACGCAATGGGCTATCAAGAATCTATTCGGACATCTTGACAGGTTCGCATTTGAAATTGACCTGATAGATAAAATGTATTCACAAATTACCACCGCCCCACCAATACCTGAAACGAACAGATCACCGTTCACACCTGATCAGGTTGATGCACTTTGGAAAATAAAAGATGAACCTTGGGTGAACACTGTACTGATCTACATTTACACCGGGTTCAGGTTGCAGGAATTGTTGGGAATGAAAACAGAACAGGTCAACATTGAAGAATGGTATTTTCAAGGCGGTATAAAATCCGCATCCGGTAAAGGTCGTATTGTTCCGGTACATGAACGAATCAAACCATTTATAAAAGACTTGGTTGATCAGGGTAATACTTACCTGTTCACTTTTGAAGGTAAGAAATTCAGTCAAAATAAGTATTATGAATGTTGGAATGAAGTCATGAATAAAATCGGTGCAGACAAGACACCGCATGAAGCCCGGCACACCTTTGAAACCAATCTTGACAATGCCAAAGGTAACCGGAAATGTATTGATATGTTAATGGGTCATAAGTCTAAAGACGTGGGGAACAGGGTCTATAATCACAAGACGATTCAACAGTTACGTGATACAATAGCCCTATTAAAATAATGATTTTTAGACTGAACCAGTAACAAACTAGAAACAAAAAAGGCGGTAAACCCCTGTTTTTCAAGGATTTACCGCCTTTAGAAAATCATTATATCATATTTTCTTAATGATACCGTGATTTTGCGGATTTTCTATAACAGTAATTTTTTTATTGAACTTTTTCATTTATCGTGGTATACTCTGACTAAAGTTTTGAACTTTTAAATTGAACTTTT